AGAAATAGGAATATCCAAATCCACAGCCTTCTTACAAACAAAGAAAGCTAAGTTACATTTAAGAGATGTAATTAAGAATCCTTTTAAATACCCACCAGATTAACAGAAACACCCCAAATTTCACACATCTACTACAAAGCTTAGTAAGTGTGTTAAAATTATATAGAAGTGATTAAATAACACCAATTAACAATGGCATTCCAACCCGGCAATAAATTAAGTAAAGGTAGACCTAAAGGAGCAATCAATCGTTCAACTGAAATGATGAAGTTGTCAATAGCTCGTGCTACCAATAGGGTATTAGACCAACTACCAACTATAATGGAAGAAATGGTGAAGAAAGACCCAAAGAGTGCAGTGGATTTAGCATTAAAGATGTTAGAGTTCCACATGCCTAAAATGAGTAGAGTAGAACTGAAAGGTGAGATAGAACAAAGAATTCAGCAGATTTCAGTAAACATAACACAAAAAGGAGTAGATGAATCTGGAAGTTAATACAACTATCACATACCAACACCAAAACGATTCACCATCAAGAATAACAATTCACTATGGGGGAACGAGGAGTGGAAAGACATACGCTTTAATTCAATGGATTATTGTAAAGTGTTTGGAAGGAAGGGAAGATGTGACAATAGTAAGAAAGACAATACCATCCCTAAAGAGAACCTTAATGAAAGATTTTAAGGATATAATGATAGAGATGGGTATATGGAATGAAAACGATTTCAACATATCAGATAGAGTATATAAGTTCTATACTGAATCAGAAATCAAATTCGTATCAACAGATGATCCTGATAAATTGAGAGGATTAAAGAGTAGCATTCTATGGTTAGATGAAGCGAATGAGATAGATGAGGAATCCTTCTTCCAATTGCAGATACGTTGTACAGGCCCTATTGTATTGAGTTTAAACCCTACTATATCTCCACACCATTGGATTAGAGGATTGGAGAATGCAACACAATACTTCACAACATTTAAAAACAATCCATATCTTAATAAAGAGTTAGAAGATGCCATTAAAGCATTAGAGAGAACAAACCCTAAAGCATGGAGAACTTATGGATTAGGTGAGTTCGTACAAAACGATAAAGCAGTATTCCAATTCAATGTAGTAGATTGGATGCCGGATGATGCAGAGTTTGTATGTTTGGGAATAGATTTTGGATTTAGTAATGACCCAACTGCTATTGTATCACTATTTAAAAAGGATAGAGAAATTTATTTAGTTGAGAATTGTTATGAGAGAGGATTGGTAACATCTGATATTGCTTCTAAACTACGTGGAATCATTGGAGATAATCGTTGGGAAATATGGGCAGATAGTGCAGAACCTCGTTTGATAGAAGAATTATACCGAATGGGATTCAATATAAGGCCGGTAGTAAAAGGAAAGGATAGTATTAACTTTGGTATTCAGGTCCTACAAAACTATTCTATAAACATTCCTAAAGCATGTCAGAATTTAGTAAATGAATTCTATGGATACGAATGGGAAACGGATAGGTTTGGTAGACAGCAGGATAGACCTGTTGATTTTAATAATCACCTTATAGATGCTGCAAGATATGCTGGAATGATGAGATTATCACAGGTAGCAACAGCTAAAGGAAAATATGTAATTAGAGTACGATAAAATAATATAATATGGAGAATACACAATTAGATTTAGACAACTTAACAAAAGATGATTTTATGGAGATGGCAAAGTACTGTCACCATTTAGAATCACAAAACAGGGTATTGTTAGAACAATTGAGAGAAGCTAAAGCAGCTTTATTGGCAACTGTACAACAAAGGAATTCGTTAAATGGTAAATTACAAACCATCTTATCGGACAAGATAAACACAATTGATATATCAGCAATACAAACTGAAATTGTGACAAATCAAGATTTACAAAACCCTGAAATGTATGCAGTACCTAAAGAGAGATTAGGCCTTTCAGAAAAAGCAGATAGAATATGAAAAAAGAAATAAGGATAGAAGTACCACAAAATTGGAAAGGAGTAACACTAAAAGATTACTTAGCACTTCGTAAGGATATGGAAACGTATAAGGATGATGAGGAAGCAATAACTGCTTGTCTATTTCATCACTTATGCCACTTCCCTTTGGAGTATCTACAACAAATGGATATAGATACCTACATAGCAATAAAGAAAGATGTAGTGAAGTTCTTTAACAATACTGAATACCCATTACAAAAGTTTATTACAATAGATGGTGTGAAGTATGGATTTGAACCTAATCTATCACAAATGGCATATGGTGCTTATGTGGACATTTCAAAATATGATAACGTAGGTATAGATGATAAATGGGCTGAGATTATGAGTATCTTATATAGACCTGTTGTAAAGGAGAGTGGAGCACTATATGATATTAAACCATATACAGGTGAATTATATCCTGAAAAGTTTACGGATGTCACAATGGATATTCACTTTGGAGCAGTTTTTTTTTTCAACAATTTACTAAAGGACTTGTTGAACGTTACCCAGAAATCTTTGATGCAGGAATTAGCGGAGATGGACTTGCCGTTGAAGCTCAAACAAACTTTGCAAGAAAGTGGCGCTCTTACAGTTCTATCATACAATTGGCACAAGGGGATGTTACCAAAATCAATGCAGTTGTAGAAGAACCATTGGAGAAATGTTTATTATTTTTAGCATACCAAGCCGATAAGTACCAATTAGAAGATTTAGTACATAAAGCAGCGATGCGAAAAGCAGGAGTAAAGTAATCTCATACTTTTGTTCCTTTAATTGTTAAATCTAAAATAAACCGATGAAAGTAAAAACTATTAGCACAGCAAAACCAAAATTTGAGTTTACTCCATCTCTATCTTCTCCACGAAAGAGTAGTAGAATGGGTTGCTTGTGTAGAAATAAGAATACTTACTCAACCAAATGCTGTGATAAATCAATTCAGGCACAAGGTATCGGACTAATATATAAAAATCCATAACATGCCAACACCATCGTACAATTCAAATCAAAGAAAGAATACAGGTGTTTACTTTGGACCAACCAGAGGTAAAGCAACTGGAAGAACTAAACGTAGAGGATGTCTATGTGTAGATACTGATATATACTCAACTGAATGTTGTGAAGGAGCATTGATAAACCAAACAATAGGTCAAACTCAATCAGCAGCAGTTAGGAGAGGTGCTTTCAGTAATGGTTTCAGTAATGGATTTGATATAGGAAATATATAAACATATAAATATATAAATATATAAAGAGATGTCTCAATTAAATAAAACGCAATTAGAGCAAGTAAACCAAACGAACTTCCCTAATAATACCGTACAATTTATTACTCCAGCAAAGCTGAGAGAAATGAATACTGATATTATTGACAGTATGGTTGATGAAAATAGTTACAATGTAGATTCTTCATCATTTTCTGGTAGTATAGCAATGCTTGAGAACCAAGTAGATTCATTAGTACTTTCAGGTAGTGGTGTTGTAATTTTAGATGAGGGTGTATCGCAAGGTGCAGCTACAAGTCTAAACTTCATTGGACCTACAATATCAGTAAGTGTAACGGGTTCACAAGCTAACATATCTGCAAATACTGCTGGATTGGCAACAACGGGTAGTAATACATTTGTAGGTAACCAAATTATAAGTGGTAATTTAGATGTTAAGGGAGCATTAACTGCTTCTTTAAGAGAAGGATATGCATGGATTGGTGGAATAGGTAACGTTTCTAATTTAGTTGCTACATCTTCGTTTATTGCAATTGGTACATCAGGAACTTCTGGTACAAGTGGCACATCAGGTAGTAGTGGCACATCCGGTACATCCGGCTCATCTGGTTCTTCAGGTAGTAGTGGTGTAAGTGGAACTAGCGGTGTTAGTGGCAGTTCAGGTACATCAGGTTCATCAGGAACCAGCGGCACAAGCGGCAGTAGTGGAACAAGTGGTAGTAGTGGTAGTTCAGGAGAAAGTGGCAGTTCAGGTACTTCAGGAACATCAGGTAGTAGTGGCACAAGCGGAAGTAGTGGTACATCGGGCTCATCGGGTAGTAGTGGTAGCTCAGGTGTTAGTGGAAGTAGTGGTACTTCAGGAACATCCGGCTCATCAGGTTCATCTGGTGTAAGTGGTAGTAGTGGCACATCAGGAACTTCTGGAAGTAGTGGTAGTTCGGGTGAAAGTGGCACAAGCGGTAAAGATGGTACATCAGGTAGTTCAGGCACTTCTGGTTCTTCTGGAAGTAGTGGAAGTAGTGGAAAGGATGGCACTTCAGGTATAAATGGAACTTCAGGTAGTAGTGGTACTTCAGGAGAAAGTGGCACATCTGGTAGTTCAGGTACTAGCGGAGTTAGTGGTAGTAGTGGCTCTAGCGGAGTTAGTGGCACATCAGGAAAAGATGGAACGAGTGGCACAAGCGGCACAAGCGGCAGTAGTGGTACATCAGGAAGTTCAGGTACATCTGGAGTTAGTGGCACTAGTGGTGTAGATGGACAATCAAATACATTCTTCCCATACAATGCAAGAACAAATATTACTTCTGGTAATCCTGGCAATGCTAATATAATTTGGAATAATGCAACACAACAATCAGCAACACAAATAAATGTATCACATTTAGATAGAGATGGTGATGATATAGATTTGTTTTTAGGATTGATACCATCAGGCTCTACTATAATCATACAAGACCAAAACAATTCAAACCAATTCCAAAAATGGACATTTGGTACTGGTAATGAAGTTGGACCTAACTCATATTGGGAATTCCCAGCAACTTTTGTAACAAGTTCTTTTAGTTTTACAGGTGGAGAAAATATATTACTAATAGTAGCACAATTACCAACAGGTACATCAGGTACCTCAGGCACAAGTGGAACGAGTGGCACATCAGGTAGTTCTGGTACATCAGGTACTAGTGGCACATCTGGTTCTTCTGGCACATCTGGATTCTCAATAGATAGTGGCTCATTTGTAACCACATCATCATTCAATAACTTTACTTCATCAGTTGTATTGAATTCACAAACTGCTTCAATGACTGTACTATCTGCA